AAGCCGATAACGATGTCTCAGAAGCCAACGAAGAACCGAAAAAGGAATCAGTCGAAGAAACAACCGAAAAATCAGACGAGGAAACCAACGAATCGAAAACCAAAATAACTGAAAAAAAGTCAGAACAAAAGCAAGAACCGCCACAAAAAAAGACAGAAAAAGACGCAAAAACCAAAGTAGTTCAGAAAAAATCTTCATCTAAAGAAAAAGCCGCTAAAAAAGTTATGAAAAAAATTAATGATAAAAAAAGGTATGATGAATCTAGCCAAATAAAAACTCTTGTTGTTATGCAAGTATTAGGAAACACTAAAACATTTTTTGAAAGCCAACAACAACTAAATGATAGAGCAGAATTTTTTACAGACTTGACTTTGCCAGATGCCGTTATTTCTGATAATGATTTAGCTGGGTATTTTTTATTTATTGGTAGTGATGGAATAATGAATGAATTAATAGAAAGTCAGTACAAATAATGGCAAAAAAATTTAAAAATTTTGAAGCACATATACCAATAGATCATAAAACAAATATTGGACGGAGACCTAGTAAAGCAAAAATGAATAAACACAAAAGACGATCATTCAAAGCATACAAAGGACAAGGGCGTGGCTAAACAACAAACAGAAATAGATATAGGCGGTATTAAATTTAAGGGCGGTAGGGTTTTTCTCATAATTACAATTCTAACAAGTTTTGTTGGTGTATTATGGGGTGGGTTTGAGGCATACCAGCGGTATCTCGATATGGAGGCTAAAATAAACAGTTTTGTTGCACCTGATCTATCAGATTTTGACAAAAGATTGGAACTTATAAAGCAAGAGGTAGATGCACTGGAGTTTGAAATGGCTATGATTTTAGAAGAGGTCACACTTGTAGCTGATGTTGCTAAAGAACTAAAAAATGATCTTAAAGGGGACGTAAGGCGAATTGAAACAATAGTAGAAGATGTAGAAACCAGAGTAAAAGAAGATAGTAGAGAAAACGCAAAAGATTTAAAAGAGGCTATTGATGATATTAAGCAAGAAATGAAAGATTTAGAAGAAAAAACAAATATGCAAATTAAGAAAGCACTTGAAAACCCACTTAGTCAAATGAATAGATGAAATGGATATTAATTACTTATATTTGTAGTGTTGCGACTGGTGAATGTCCATCAAACTCTATAACAGGATTCCAATTTGACAATCATTATGATTGCGTGGTTGCTGGATATAAATATTCTCACAATAAATTTACAAAATTAGAAGAATTAGAAGATTTTGAAAGAGAATACATAGAGGAAAAAAAGCTAGTAATTAAATTTGAATGCAAGGGATTGAAAGCAACTAGCACATAAGGTATAAAACAGCATGACAAAAATAGCACCTAAAACAACAAAAGAGCATATTGTAAACATTTACAATAAGATTGAGGTTTTAGAAACGAATCATATTTGGCACTTACAGAGATCAATACAACGTCTAAATTATGTATTGTGGACTGTTGGCTTCATGGTGGCTACTCAATTTATTTCTTGGGTGCTTAGAATGGTGGGATAATGGACTTAGGAACTTTAAGAGAAGATATTATTAAAGAAGAGGGTGGATTAGTTTTGAAACCTTATCAAGATCATCTTGGTTATTGGACAATAGGTGCTGGACATTTAATTCGTGATGAAGAAAAAGAAGAACTTATGAAACCTATTACTCAAGATAGGGCTATAGAATTATTTATGAAAGATTTTAATATTGCACTAAAAGATATGGAAACTTTCACAGAGGGTATGGATATTGATAATAATGCCAAAGAATGTGTTGCTCACATGGTGTTTCAACTTGGATTACCTCGTTTGCAAAAATTCGTAAAATTTAAAGAGTGTTTAAAAAATAAAGATTATGCTGGTGCGATGCTAGAAATGAAAGATTCGAGGTGGTATAATCAGACCACTAACAGAGCTAATCGTATTATTGCTAAAATGCAAAAAAGTATAACTGTTGATGTCTAAAAAGGAGTTATCATGGTTTTAGGAAAATTATTAAGTGGTGGCACTGTAAAGGCTGTTGCTGGTGTTATTGATGATTTACACACTAGCGAAGAAGAAAAACTACAATTAAAAAATAGATTTGCTGAAATAGAAGCCAAACTTAAAGAAAAACAAATGTCTATCAACTTGGCTGATGCTAGTAGTCAAGCTGGTGGTATAAGTGGTTTTTTACAAAGAGCATGGAGACCGCTTATTGGTATGTCGTGTGCTTTAGCGATATTTTGGGAATATGTATTATCGAAATTTATATTATTTATCTGTGGGTTATTTCAGTATGAAGTGACAAATATACCACAGATGGATATGGGTACTTTAATGCCCCTCGTGATGGCTTTACTTGGAATGTCAGGAATAAGAAGTTTCGAGAAATTAAAGAAAATAAACACCGACAAAGGAAAGGAGTAATTTATGGTCAAAAAGAAAATTGAACAACAAGTTACTAAATGGTGGCACGCATTTACAGAAATGAAATCTTGGGTGCAAATATTAATCGCTGTTGCAGTGGTTGTAGCGGCTCACAACTATATTCTTCACTAGACTATGGCTAAGAAGAAAAAGAAAACAGTTGGACTGACCACAAAACAGAAAAAGTTGCCTAAAGCCTTGCAGATGGCAATTTTGAAAAAACAGAAAAAGGGGAAATAATATGCCTTATCATACTGGCAAAGGTTCTCACTCTAAAGGCATGAAAAAAGGCAAAAAGTCTAAAATGTCTAAGATGAGTAAAAAAAGAAAGAAGAGAAGATAATGGTTAAGGTTGCATCTATTTCAAAGTTTACAAAAGACTTAAAGCCAAGACAGCGTAAAACAATGAACCGCCACGCAAGGCATCATTCATTGAAACACATGAGGTCAATGGCTAACGCTATGAAAAAGGGTGCAACCTTTGCTCAGGCTCATAATCGTGCTATGAGATCGGTTGGTAAATGAGTGGATTTACGACATCATCAACAATTTCCGAGTTAATTAACAAAAGACCCATAAATCGTAAAAGAAAGACCAAGCAAACTCTAAAAGCACCCCAAAATCGCAATTTAAGAGCCGTACAGAGGGTCTTGAGGGTTAGAGGTACTTAGTACCCCCAAACCTCTCTTCTAGCCTCTAGGACGGCTTTATCACGCCAAATCCAATCATCAGGATTAGGAATAATGCTATTTTTGACATCTTCCTTAGAATTTACGGATTCTAGATACTTACCCATAACAGATATAATATGCTCACATACTTTCATAGGCGTATCATAATCATTAATGCTCATAGGTACAAAATTCGCACCACTTTTATTTGCTATTAAATACCAAAGTTTTTGCTGTGCATTTGTCCCTCTATGATAAATAGATTGTTGTATCGCATGAGACATAGATAAACCAGTAGGTTTTCGATTGGTCGTTTTAAGATCAATAAAAAAATCCTCTTTTGTATGCTTATCTTCAAAATGAAAGTCAGTGTAGCCAATTATTGGTATGCCTTGAATTTCAAGTTCGACTAGCTTTTGAAAGCCTATAAGATTCCATTTGAAACCAAACTCTCTAAATGAACTGACACCTTTTTCAAACAATGGAATAAGATTGTACTCTTCATCAGTTTGTTTTGGGTCATCGAACAATTTACAATTAGCATGGTATTGATCGAACATTTTATCTATTGCCTCTTGTTTATCTAAACCATTCAGCCACATATTAAGACCAGCCTCAACAGCTTTGCCCCGTTCTGATGAGGCATTAGATGGGAACTCATAACCAAATATTCTCCGTAAAGCCCATTTGTCCCTCCTAAATGCAAAATCAGTTATTTGACTAAATGATAAGGGTAAAATACTTTTAACACCCTCAGCATCAAATTTTTTAAAATGTTCTATCATAACATATCCATGTGGTTCTGAGTTTGTTTGATATTATCGTCAATTTCTACAACAAGTTTTTCACATTTTTCATAGATACGATTATCTTTACCAAACCTCTTCATAAAAAGATCAAGACCATTCTTTGTCAGTTCCATCGTCCTGATGTCTTCATTACATTTATCAAAAGCACGCATTTTTTGCATATCAATGCCATCTTCCATTTCAGCTATTTGTTTTTCACTAATAGAAAATAATTTTTTATCTGATGACATAATTACTCCATCAATGAATACTCAGCAAAAGTTTTACCTTTCCGAGTAATATTTTTTGTTATGATTGCGTGACCCTCTTCTCTTAGATTATAGATTCTTGCACTTAATCTAAAACAGCCAAATTTTTCTAAAGCTACAAGTGGGGTTAGTGTTTTACCA